GCCTCGTAAAAAAAGAACAGGAAAAAGAAAAGGAAGAAGAAACGAAAACCAAATAAATATTATAAAAAAAATAGTTAAAGAAACTATTTCAAAATTACAAAAAGAAAAACAAAAATTTAAAGTAGATGCTTCTAAAAGATTTAGAGAAGTAAAAAATAAAAAATCATGAAAAAATTTATTTGCGATTTAGTATATGCATTATCCTTTAGAAATTTATGTTTAGGATGGTGTAATTTAAAACTAAAATGCGATTGCGATTGTAATTGCTAAAAACATTTAGTCCGATTCATAGCCGGACGATTTAAAAATTAAGAAAGGAGCTGTGGCCCAATCATTTGGATTGGGTCACTTTTTTTTATATATTAACTAAAAATAAAATTAAGAATGACTAAAGTAGTAATTGTAGGAGCAGGAGTTGCAGGTATTAACGCAGCAACAAAATTAGTAGATAACAATTTTAAAGGAAAAATTACCATTATTGATATGGGTAAAAACCCATATGATAGATTACCTGAAGAAGTAATGACAGGTATGTTAGGTGCTGGTGGTTGGTCTGACGGTAAATTAACTTATCATACTTCAATAGGTGGTCAGTTATCTAAATACTGTGGAGATAAAAAAGCTATGGAATTAATGGATCAAGTTATTAATAATTTTAAAAGATTCCACCCTAAACCAGAAGAAGTACAATGTTCTAACCCAGTAGCAGAACCTGACTTTATTAAACCATATTTTGGTTTAAGGTTGTTTCCTGTATGGCATGTTGGCACAGATTACTTACATGAAATAGGTAAAAATTGGTATAATTATTTAAAAGATAATGGAGTAGAATTTTTATGGGAACATAAAGTATATGATATTAATTTTAATAATAAAATAACAGAGATTAAAGAAAATAATACTAAAAATATTTTTGCATTAGAATATGATAAACTTATTTTTGGTGTAGGTAAATCGGGAATAGATTTTGGAAAACAATTAGCTGAACAATATGAATTACCTACAGAACCTAAATCAGTACAAATTGGGGTACGTTTTGAAGCACCACAAAAACACTTTCAAAAATTAATTGATGTGTCTTATGATTTTAAATTATATAGAAAATATGATGATAAAGGTGTATCATTAAGATCATTTTGTACTAACAATAATGCTGCTTATGTAGCTGCTGAACACACTTATGGAGATATAAGTTACAATGGTCATGCTAAAAAAGACGAATCATATAGAAATGATATGACTAATTTTGGTATTTTAATGGAAATTAGAAATATTGATAAACCATTTGACTGGTCAAGAATAGCAGTAAAAAAACTACAACATGAAGGTGTAGGAATGTTTTATTCACCATCACATAGAGTACCTTCAAAAACATCAGAAGGTGATTATGTAAAAACACATGTTGTAAATAGTATGGATCCATTATGGGAAGCTATTGGTGATTATGCTCATACATTCACGAATTTATTGAAGATATGGAAAAAGTATTCCCAACATTAGGTAAAGATTGGGGCATTTACATGCCTGAAGTAAAATATTTATCACCTGAACCTTTAGTTAATTACGAAGATTTAAGTCTTACTAGGTTTCCTAATGTTTATTTTGTAGGTGATGCATTATCAGCAAGAGGTATTACGGTGTCAGGAGCTCAAGGTACATATGTTGCTGAATCATTATTAAAAACAGTAAAAGAATTTCCTGATTTTCATGAACATTTTTAAAATAAAAATATGAATTTAAATAAAAAAGAATTAAAATCCCAAAAATGGGCTAGAACAAAAGTAAGAAATGTCTATAGGATAGAAAAAGATGGCTCAAAAACAACAGCAAGAGCAGTAGATTTTGGTGATAAAATAAAACTTCATAATGAAGAAGGTCCTGCTTTGATTAATAAAAAACAAAAAAGAAAAGAATATTATTTAAATGGTATTAAATTTGAATATGAAATTTGGAATGAAATTATGAAAGGTAAAGAGGGTTTACCTTGGTATAAAAACCCTGCATTTAAAGGAGCAGTAAGATTTTAATATGAAAATAGGTTTTTGTGGAACAATGAGTGTAGGAAAAACTACACTAGTAAAAACATTAAAAGAGTTACCTGAATTTAAGAATTATACTTTTAGAACAGAACGTTCAAAATATCTTATGGAAATGGGTATACCCTTAAATACAGACAGCACTTATAAAGGACAATTAGTATTTGCAGCTGAAAGAGCAGCTGAGTTAATGCAAAAAAATATTATAACAGATAGAACAATTATTGATGTTATGGCATTTTCTAATTTATCTACATCAATGCAAGACTATGAAAAACATCATTTAAGTTCAGCATTATTTCATTTAATACAAGAATATGATTATTTATTTTATGTTTCACCTAAAGGTGTAAAAATAGAAGATAATGGTGTTAGAGAAACAGACGCTGAATATAGAATGGCTATTGATAGAGAAATAAGATCAATTATAGGAATGCATCGTAGTAAAAAAACTATTACTATAAAAGGTACAACTAAAGAGCGTATAGAGCAAGTTAAAAACGCTATAGCTTGATACGTATAACCATATGGCTAATACTAATATAAAACAAATTATAAAACAAGAGTACATTAAATGTGCTAAGGACCCAGTCTACTTTATGAAAAAATATTGCTATATTCAACACCCAACTAGAGGTAGAATACAGTTTAATCTTTTCCCATTTCAAGAAAAAGTACTTACTTTATTAAATAAAAACGATAGAAATATCATATTAAAATCTAGACAGTTAGGTATTTCAACATTATCTGCAGGTATTTCTTTATGGATGATGGTATTTCAAAAAGATAAAAATGTATTAGTAGTTGCAACTAAACAGGATACAGCAAAAAACTTAGTAACTAAGGTAAAATACATGTATGATAATTTACCTTCCTGGTTACAAATAGGATTTGTTGAAAAAAATAAATTAGCATTGAGGCTAAAAAATGGCTCTCAAATTAAAGCAGTATCAGCAGCAAGTGATGCTGGTAGATCAGAAGCAATTTCTTTACTAATTATTGATGAGGCTGCCTTTATTGAAGAAAATAGAATAGAGGACATTTGGGCATCATCTCAACAAACACTTTCAACGGGTGGTAGAGCAATTGTATTATCTACACCAAATGGCACAGGTAATTTTTTCCATAGAATGTGGGTTAAAGCTCAAGAAAATCAAAATGGTTTTATACCCATTAGATTACCATGGACAGTACACCCAGAAAGAAATCAATTATGGAGAGATCAACAAGATGCAGAATTAGGTAGTAGAATGGCATCACAAGAATGTGATTGTGATTTTACAACCTCAGGTAATACTGTATTTGATCCTGAACTTTTATCTTATTACGAAAAAACCTATTTGTGTGATCCCTTAGAAAAAAGAGGTATAGAAGGTAATTTACATATTTGGGAATATCCTGATTATAATAGAAATTATTTAATTGTAGCTGATGTAGCTAGAGGAGATAGTAAAGATTACTCTGCTTTTCATATTATTGATATAGAAGAATCAAAACAAATTGGTGAATTTAAAGGACAAATAGGGACTAAAGAATATGGCCATATGTTAGTAGCTATAGCTACCGAATATAATAATGCATTATTAGTAATAGAAAATGCTAATATAGGATGGAATACAATTCAAATTGTAATTGATAAAGGATATAAAAATTTATATTATTCTCCTAAAGGAGAAGCAGCAACTAATGCAGATACATTTTTAGCTAAATGGCATGATATAGTAGATACATCTAAAATGGTACCTGGTTTTACAATGTCTATGAAAACAAGACCTCTTGTAATTGGAAAATTAGATGCTTATATGAGAGAAAAATCAGTATTAATTCAGGGAAAAAGAACATTAGAAGAATTAAGAACTTTTATTTGGAAAAATGGAAGAGCAGAAGCTCAAACAGGCTATAATGATGATTTGATTATGTCTCTAGCAACAGGATGTTATGTAAGAGATACTGCTCTTAAATTTGCTCAACAAGGAATTGATTTAACAAATGCGACATTAAGAAATTGGAAAAAAGGACCACCAGCTATATACACTAATAAACCTGATAAAAAACAAATAGGATGGTCTCAAGATTTAGGAGAACATGGACAACAAGATTTGACTTGGCTCCTTTAATATATTTATAATAAAAACTAAACAATGGCAGATACTAGTTTATTTTCAAGATTACAACGTTTATTTTCAAGTGATGTAATTATACGAAACATAGGAGGACAAAAACTTAAAGTAATGGATACAGCTAGAATCCAAAAATATGGAAATCTAGCAACAAATTCTTTATATGATAGATTTACACGTTTACATAAACCTGTAGGATCTTCTTTACAATATAATCCAACACTTAATTATCAGTCAATGCGACTACAGCTTTATAGTGATTATGAAGCTATGGATCATGATCCAATTATAGCAGCCGCACTTGATATTATATCTGATGAAACAACAGCAAGAAATGAATATGGGCAAGTATTAAATATTAATTCTTCAAATGAAAATATTCGTAAGGTACTTCATAATTTATTTTATGATGTTTTAAATGTAGAATTTAATCTTCCTACTTGGGTTAGAAATATGTGTAAATATGGCGATTTTTATCTTAAATTAGAAGTAAGTGAGAAATATGGTGTATTTAATGTTATTCCTTTATCAGTATATGAAGTAGTAAGAGAAGAAGGAACAGACCCTGAAAATCCCTCTTATACAAGATTTACACTTGATCCAAATGGGTTAGCTAGTGGTGCTACTAATACTATTAGAAGAGATCAATTTACATTAGAAAATTATGAAATGGCCCATTTTAGATTACTTACAGATTCTAATTATTTACCTTATGGTAGCT